TGTAGCCATGTTCCACGAAAGTATAGATTTGGCAGTTGATGTTGAGTTATATCAGGCTGGAGCAGGTGTAGATAACGATGGCGGGCGACCCATCCTATGGGCAGGTCGTTGCGTGGCAGGAATTACAATAGATAATGTAACCACTAGAATAGATACATTGGGAGACATATGATGGCGGCAGTAGATCGAGCAGTAGCAATTTTAGAAGCGCTTGCGGATAAATCACTTACTAATCCACAAATGGTAGGTATAGTGGAAAACTTTATTAATTATCGAGAAGTTGATGACCTTACAGGAGAAGAAAAAGCCCAAGAGTTTGTTGATAGGCTTTTCTTATTGGTTAAACGTAAGGTTAGAGCAGGAGCTACTAATAAAGCCCATGAAGATAATGCCGCAACAGTTATTGCTGCAGGAGAAACCGCTGTAGTTGATTTATAATAGCCACAACAATCGTGACCTGGCCGTCACCCAATGGAGAAAATCAAGATGTTGAATAAAAATGAAGTAAACGCATGTTTACAACTTTTAGATAGAGTAGCTGTCACGGGTCATCAAGAGCGTGGCGTAATGAATAACTTGGTGAACAAACTGGCGATTATGCTGGAGCAATTTGACGCACCGCCGCAGGCGACAGCTGAGGAACCTGCTAGTCCCTCTTTGAAAAAGTAAGAGGTATAATTACGGGAGAATGTTATGTTTGGAGATTTAGAGGTATTTGAGTAATGGATTTGCTATACGCCGTAGGGCTTTTTGTGGGTTCACAACTGGTGACAATTGCCTGGTTGAAATCAGATCTTCGAAAACATGAAGAAAAACACAAGGACTATGTCAAAACACACTTAATCCCTCATGAGGAAATCCATGGGGATATCGCCAATCTATACAATAAAACGAATGAGATGATGAAAAGACACGAGATTGAAGCAGTACTCAAAAAGGAAGTTGCACCATTACGTCAGAGAATGGGATCTCAAGCCAATGAAATTAAAGACATGGCTAAAAGTATCGCCAGTATCGATAAGACTTTGGCAATCATGAACGACCGTTATGAGCGTGATGAGAAATTTGGGCAACGAAAGGCCAATGAACGGGAGACCGACGTATGAGACTCAGTAAGATTATTGAGTATTTAACGCTTTTGAGCATGCTCGCAGGTGGGGCTTTGTGGATATCCACCACAATCGCCACCAAAACCGATGTGCTGCTTGCGATGAATACCATCGAGGAAGGCCGAATAGCTTCCGATTTAATTTATTACGAAAGGGTTGGAACAGAAAATCTATCTGCAGAGGATAAGATTCGTTTCGACTTACTCACGATAGAGGAGAAAGCAAATGAAGCCCAGAGACGACAATTACTCGGTTTGGATTAAGCTACTGGTGTTCTTGGCGACAATCACTCTATTGGCAGGTGTGGAATTTTGTGTCTACGCTGGACAAGAGAAGGTGAAGGTCTTCAAACAAAGTGAGGTGGCTGTTCTGGAAGAAGGCTATTCAAAGAAAACGGGCAAGCGTATTATGCGTGCTCAGAATCTAACCACGAAGACAATTTACTGCATAGTAGTCTCCAGAGATGAATATTACTATCGAGCATTCAAAGCCAGAGCCGGCAAATCCAGCAGATGGTACACAAGGCCTCTTAGAGACGATTTCATATGGTGGTGTAAATGAATCATGTAACTGATAAGAATTATTTCACTGAGGAAGAGCAGTCTTGTTCTTGTTGTGGTGAAAATAAAGTCAATCCAAGTACTTTGAAAAGACTTAATACACTGAGAGCCTTTCTCGGGTTTTCTTTACCGGCGAGCTCTATGTATCGATGTCCGGCTCACAACAAGGCAAAGGGATATACCCAGAGTCATGCGACGGGGCAATGTAGTGACATTGAAGCGAGTCACAAGAGAGCTTATGCAATTATTAAGGCCGCACCCAGTTTCGGTTTCACAGGTATTGGAGTGAAACAAAAAGGCAATAAAAGATTTATTCATTTGGACGATTTGGAGGAAGCGCCGGGGCGTCCCAGACCACATATATGGAGTTATTGAAATGAATGTGAACAAAGAAGCTGTAATAAGTAACCTAAAAGGTGCTTTCAAAAGTTGGACAGTTTGGTTCAACGCTGTGGGTATCCCTATCCTGCTGTTTCTCAATCAAAATGTAGAGCTTTGGCAAGTATACGCCGGTGTGTACACCAACGACATAATCATCGTCATCAATATATTATTACGATTGAAGACCACGAATGCTCTTAGGGAAAAGTAATGTTGGTGTGTCCGAACTGTAAGCATGAATTCCACGAAGAAAAGATAATACCGTTTACGAATCATTACGAGTGGCGTGCTTATATAAGTGAAAAGATGCATAATGCGTTCATGTTCAAGGATGGGAGAAAGACCTATGTACAATCTAACAAAAGAGACGGTCGTATCCTCGGTGAATGGGATCCTGTGCAGAAATACGGATACGTATCTGAAGCCAGATACAATTTACTTAAACGAATAACTTACGGAAATAATTGGGGAGGTGTTTAATGCTTACAGGTATTTGGGCAAAAATAGTAGCGTTCTTAGGCACTGCCGTCGCTATCTTATTGGCGGTTATTGGTTACAAGAATCGTAAGATAGATGACTTGGAAGAAGAAAACACAGGTCATGTTATTAAAGATGAGATAGAAGAAGAGATGTCGGAAGAAATCAAAGAAGCTAAGAAGGAGGCTGAAGATGCTAAAGAGAATCATGATAGTTCTGATTGGCGTGATCGTATCTAGTGGTTGTATTGATCGATATCGTGTCATTCATGTTCCCTTGGAATTGGACAGTCCATGCGAATTCGCGAAATTTACCGAAGCTGAGAAAGACTCTATGTCAGAAGCGGTAGGTGTCAAGATAGATAGTAATCAAAATAACTGTTATGAAAACGATAAGGCTAATCAAAAGATTATCGAAGTACATAATGAAGAGCATAGGAGATAGAAATGGATAGTGGTTGGATAGGCGTACTCATTCTAGTAGCAGTAGTGGCTTATATTGTTACAAAGAGAGTGAAAAAGGGTGGAAGTGGTGGAGTAATTACACGCCCGGGCAACAATACTGAAACTAACGACATAAAATAGGAGATAGACCATGATTGACGTATTAAAAGCAATTGCAAGATTGATCAATTCAGCTGAAAAAGATGCTGAAGGATATTGGGTATTGAAAGTTAGATTTAATTTTATTGATATGGCTGGAAATCCAGTTATGAACTTCACTGATCTAGAGCCTGAAGCGTAGTATAGAAGATGACCTACTCAACAGATATAGATGCACTATCTCCAGACCACAGATGGGCTTTCGATGGCTCAAGTGGCACAGATAGTGTTGGATCTGCTACCGCTACTATGACTGGTACGGTGGCGGCTTCTGCTATCTGTGAAGATGTAAGTAACTCTGCACAAACCAATGCCATTGCTGGAGACAGGATGACATTAGGCTCTATTTCCACAATAGGTAACACTGCCCATAGCCGTAAAGCCATGGGTGGTTGGTTTTCCATATCTAAGGTAGACGCTCACCCTGTTCGTATTTACGGTGAAGGTGATGCAGATCCTACGTTCCAGTTTGTCATGGCAATGGGTAATAACTTGATGCTTGAAACGGTGGATACAGGTACAGTAAGGCAGGTCTATGGACTAGCCCTTGCAATCGACAGACCTTATTGTCTTTATGGGGAACTACAAGGTGACGGATACAACGATACCTTAAGGCTTTATGTTGACGGTGTATTACAACAAAGCATAACTTTTGGCTCAACCACTCTAGCAATAAGAGGGACTGCTGAATTTGCAGACCCTGCCGGAACAGTGGGTGTTGGTGGCGATACTGTATTGCTTCAAGCACCTGTGAATGGTTCATATAATCAATGGGCTTCTTGGGCTAACAAAACATTACCCACTGCTACAGAGATACGAGAAGAACTATTCGAGAAGGGTGCTACACCTACAACGACTATCACTAATCAGGCAGGGCTAGATGCTCTGGCAGATACGGTTCGTGGCAACACTCCTTTAAGTATCTTGGTAAATGTGTCTGGTAGCATTTCACTTACAGCAGATAATGTGACTTTCGACCCGCTTTGTTCTATCCATGTGCAATATAATGGGACAGGTACGTTATCGTGGACAAATACCAATGGGGCAGATGCCTCTATAGGATCAACTACAAGTACTGGAACTATTAATTTTATAAATCCTGCGACGTTAACCATAGAGGGTGTCATCAACGGCGCTGAGGTACGAATCTATGACAATGAAATCGCGGACGACGGCTCTATGAACACTGAGTTAGATGGTGTTGAATCGAATTCGGGAACAAGTTTTGAGTATTCACACTCAGGTGTGACAAATAGCATTAAGGTGCAGATGATGGCTTCAGGCTACGAGGAGGTCATCGAAACCTTCACTCTAAGCAGTACAGATCAGATTCTGACACTGTTCCCCGTTGTTGAGGAGAACGACTAATGGCTATTTCCTTTATAGGTAAAGATACTCAGGATTCAGCAGGTGCGTTAAGCCTAACATTTACTATTCATGCTTCAGCGCAAACTGATGACCTTATGATTGCTTTCGTTAAGCAGTCAGAGAATACTTCACAAAGAAATTGGGATGATGACGGTGGTGGTGGCAATGGTTGGACTCAACTTGTAAGGAATCGTTCTACTTCAGGGCGTGACCAAGAGACTGCTATCTACTACAAGATTCACGATGGTAGTGAGAGCAATCCAACGTTCACATGGGCTACAGGTATAACCTCAGAACCAATGTCGGGGGCTTTGCTTGTCTATCGTGGTGTTGATACTAATACTCCGATAGCGGATTTCTCTTACTCATTTCAGCTTAATACCCCTAATGCAAACCCTGTTGCGGCAACAGCGGATTATGATAATTCTTGGTGTGTTGTATTTCAAGCAGTTACTCACGATGATATTACCGCTGTTGGTATGCCTACTGGGTTTACTAATCGCTCTCAGGTATGGGCAGGTACAGCAAACGACCACAGAAACCACTTTGTATGTGACATCTCTGGAGTTAGTGCAGGAAGCTATGACCCACCTGCGTTTACTCACACTACAAGTGCCTCAACACCTGAATCACAGGTATATACAGTAATACTTAGTGAAGTACAGCCTATAGGTGTATTGACTGCTCCTTCTTCTGCTTTCTTCACTGATACTAATAAGACAATAACAGGGTGGGGGTTTGAAGCTTCTCAGGTCTCAGGTAAGGTTGAGGTATGGTCTGATGTATCAGGTACTATCAAGACTACACAAGGTATTGATACATGGTCAGATACAAGTATCCAGATAGATTTTGTACAAGGTTCATTGCCTAATAACGTTGTAAACTACTTGGTTGTAACCAATGATAGTGGCGATGTTTCTACACCTTACCCTCTATCATTTGGTATACCAAGTTACTCTGTAAAACTTGATGAACTTAATGCCGACCATCTGTGGAAATTTAACAACGATGCTTATGTAGATTCTGGCAGGTCAGGTAATACGAATCCTGCTACATCTAATATAGTAGGAACATCTGATTTCACAGCAGACCCAATTTGTGAAGACACTACACATAGTATGTTAATAGCAGGTACTACAGTAAGAAGGGAATGTGCTGACTCTTCCAATATGAATATAACCATTGATTCAGCAGAAAGAACAGTTGCCACTTGGATAAAACTAGGTGGTGTACAGAACCAACTAGCTTGTCTCTGGAAAGAGGGCGGTGGTGTACAGAACTTAGCATTGCTTACTGGTCTAGGTAATGTATTAATGGCTCAGGCGGCAGATAATCCCGGCAACGCTATCAACTCTCAAGCTGTTAGTAGTATTAAACTGACACCGAATAGACCTTACCATGTGGCTATGCGCTACACTTTAACAGAAGCACCTAAAGAGTGGAGGCTATATCTGGATGGTGTTGAACAACCATTAGCTTTAACCAATGGCAATCCTTTGGGTTCAGGCTCTTTCAACTCACACTCAGGCGATATTGTATGGGGAGACCCAGACGGAAACCTAGAAACAGGCGGCACAGATATAGCTTACAATGCCTCTACAAGTTGTAAGTATGCTTACTTCTGCTCTTGGTCTGATAACTCTCCCAACACCAGTGCAGGTGCTTTAGAGAAAGTCACAGAGATTCGAGATGTATTGTTTAGGCGTGGAGCTATACCTGCTTACACTATTGATACTGACACTCAAGTCAATATGCAGTCTGACCTAGACACACAGTTAGAAGACACCGAGGTAGAAGATTGGCCTTTAGGTATAAGGGTGGAAGAGAAAACTGGTGGAGGTGACTTAACGCTTACTGCTAAAGGCATTACCTTCGATGCCAGAACCACCGAACACCTTGAATGGCAAGGAACAGGTACACTTACTTGGATAGTCGGAACTAATAGCGATATTGATGAAGATAAAGTATTTAATACAGGAGGTGGTTCTGTGACGGTGCAAAGACCTGCAACCTTCACCATTGCAGGCATTATCAATGGAGCTGAAGTGAGAATCTATGACGACAACGGCACCAGCGGTAGTTTTGGCGATGAGTTGGACGGTGTTGAAAATAACTCAGGAACCACTTTTCAATATTCACACGATGGCACGACTAATAATATTCTCGTACAAATGTTGGCGTCTGGATACACAGAGACCCTGATCCCTTATACATTAGAAAGCATTGACCAAGTATTAACTTTAAATCCAGAGGTGGAAACGAATGACTGAACAATTAATTGAATTACAACAAGCCCATATGACTCAGTATACCAAAGATGGTATAAAATCTGAGTGGTTTGTTCGAGAAAATATAACTGACAGGGATCTTTATCAGTTCCCTAGTACTATATCAGACCAGAATATGTTTATTATAATGAAGATGGCCAGGGAAGCTGAGTTAAAAGCTTTTAATGCTGGTATCGAATTCCAGAAGAATAATGCAAATAAATTACTTGCAACTCAAAACAAACATCTTATTTCAGAAGTCGAAGATCTACGGAAACGTAATGAGGCTCTGAATAACATACTTACTCAAAAGCTCATCGAGCAGGAGATATAAAAACATGGCACTAATCGACTTAACCAATAACAGGGCATCATTAGTTGCCAGCTCGGAAGGCCGAGCAGGTTCCCCTGATGGTAATGTATTCTTTGACAAAACTAACGGATTGATAGAGTTTATTCGCGCAGACGAGTTGGCGGACTTTGTCATCACAGATACAAACCACCCTTCTTACACGGACGGCGTGAGTGACTTCACCAATCCTCTCATCGAGGTGGACGGTCTTAAGCTGGAGGCTGTGTACGATTTCGAGAATGAGCGCAGAGCTAACGATGAAACATTGCGTGGCTACGATAGATGGACTAAAGCGACCTTCAAGTTCGCCGGAGCGTTCGCGTTCGTTAACTCCAGAAAACCGGCCACAGATGCAGATAGAGATATCCTACGTGGTTCTGGTTGGAAGGAACTGGCCAGTGATGGTGGTATTGACCGTATCTACTTCGGTAATAAGGGCTTATCCAACATTGAATCAGGTTCTCAACCCTATTATCAGTTAGCAATAGGTGGTGCTCCAGTCGACTTCGCGAAAGTGGGTCAGTTTGATGAAGCTGTGCAAGTGTACGGTGACACAGGCAACACACCTTCAGATGCAGGCGCCGGCGACTTTGACACAAGAACCTATGAAGCTGTGAGTGTTCGAACGTTCGGTTACAACTATGACCGTAAGGAAACCACGACGGATTTGGGTATTACAGAGCTGGGCGACTACTCCACAGGTTTCGCTGTTGCTGAATCTGGACACTTGACCACGGGTAATTATACGATCGCCGATGTGTATGACACCCCCATCGCCCCTTGGGATAATATGACTCTTGAGGAGTTGGACAGTCCTGTTGAACGTGATGAATTCTCTGACCAGACAGGTACTTATACGTTCACTTGGGTTTTGAACAACCCAGGTACAGGCTCGAATGGTTCACCCACTGATGAAGGTAATCTTGACGAGATGGTCGCGTATCTTGACGCGATTGCTCAGACAGACGATGACATCAATGCTCACGTCACCAACACCACCAATGGTAAACGAGTGGGCACTTGGTACAGCTACAACGCTCAGGGTAAGGTTGTCTTAGACAGCCCTTTCGCCAGTGAAGGTTTGTATATGTACAATGTCCCCATCGCCGACCAACAGCGCGTGGTGATGAAAGATGACGGCGGGACAGCCAAGGCGTATGCATTCACCGTATCTCTTGAGATCACTGTAGGTGCTACAGCTAAAGCCGACTCCAATGCCTGGTATCACAACTTCTTCGCGGCCGCATTCAATACTGCGGGCTATGTTGAGGTGGAAGATCCATCCACAGCTGTCATCAAAGGTCTGTGTTCCACAGCCAACGTCAACAATAAAATCATCAGCTCCTTCGACTACACCGGTGATACTGTAGGCGGTTCAGCCAATACAGACAAAGACTGTGTATGTTTGGTGGAAGGTGATGGTGGTGCTACTCAGGCCAAGACTCTTTACACTATTACCGAAAACACCACAGTTGCATTCTCTTGTGCTCCTGGTGTTGAAACTAACGTGTAACGATGATTTACCTAAGGGTAAGAAAGATAGGTATAGATGTGCTCCCTGACGGGGAGCCATTTATCTCTGTCAATCTTGAAAAAGTTATCACTGACGACGAGGGGGTTCAATTACAAGTTATCGGAGATTTCGACCGTATTTATAAGAAGTTGAGCGATGTTAGCTTCCTTCCGATAGGTACAGTTGCTGATGATGGAATAATAGACCCTATAGAGATTTATACGATGATTGCTCAGACTGTTTACATCTGGACAATGGAGAAACACGGAGGCACTATGATTGATGAAAGATTGGTGATTTCTGAATGACTCTTATCGCCAGTATTGATCCAAACCTTCGCCGTATCTATTTACATGCAGATACAGTAGGTGCCAGCATACATCCTATTGATATTTACAAGGAAATGCGAACACTTCGAAGAATTGACGAAACTCTAAGGCCGTATGATGTTTTTATGACCTCTTCAGGCCATGAGGCCAAAGATTTGATTGGAGTGAAGTATACTGAAAGACTCGTCAAGTTGCTATTGGGTACACGTATTGTACCTTTTGATACAGACCATGAGCTGGTCGTCACCGGTTCTATTATTTCAGATGATGGTTATGAAGGCGTTGGGTGTTTCGACAGAAGTCCTTTGAATGCTTCTACCCAGGTAGACATCACCTATGAGCCTAAACAGGTGGAGGTGATTGAAATCAACACAGGGTCTGCCGTCACTCAGCAAGATAAAGACGATATCATATCCGGCGTCTGGGCGGCTGTAGACAGGACTCTCACATCAGGTGGAGGTGGCGGTCTCACCGCACAAGAGATTTGGGAATACACCACCAGAGAGTTGTCCACAGACATTCCCTCTGCGACCGTTATCGCGGCTGCTGTGTGGTCTGCAACAGTGAGAGCTTTATCCGAGACTGTGGTTCTGTCGTCATCTGACATAGATGCGATTGCTGCCGCCGTGAGAGTAAATTTGGATACAGAGTTGGGAAGAATAGACACCACCATATCATCCAGATATAATGGACAGTCGGTAATAGGAGTTAATGTTAAAGAAGTTAATGATACAGAAGTTAAAGGCACTGGTACCGACAACGATCCTTGGGGACCAGTCTAATGGGCTCTTCATGGGGTAACAGTTGGGGTAACAGTTGGAAAAATAGTTGGGGACAGCGAGTAAAAGCCGCTATGAGACGTACTTCTAAAGTTGTACGGTCGGTGGTTTTTGACAGAAAGTTTCTCAAGCATCCTAGATTAAAAATGAAACGAGGTATAAAATGAATAAAGCAAAAATTAGCGCTCCTAGAGCAGGTGGAAGTAAAGAGCCAGTCGAGACTAAAGTTGAGAAAGTTGTTGAGGCTAAGCCTGAGCCAACTCCAGCACCAAAGCCTGTGGTATTGAAAGAAGGGGAAGCGTTTGCCAGTAATGAACGTCAACCAGCCATGTGGGGAATTGAGTCGAAAGGCAAGGGCAAAATAATCGCCACACATCAGGTAACTCGAAAAGTTTTCGAAGGCACTACCGCCGAATTCAACGCTCGATTGAGAGGATAATCTAATGGCAGTGACGAACGCCGCTGATAAGACAAAAACTGTTGCGGATCCAAACGCAGAATATGAATCGATGAAGCCAATATGGGATAGATGTAAGGCAATATGCAGTGGTGAACGTTACGTTAAAGCTCTGGACAGCTATCTTGATCCCAATATGGGCAACGTGTTGATTCCTTTTTCGCCGAGCATGGAGATCGATCAATATCAATTTTACAAAGCCGAAGCTGAGCTACCAGGAATCGTGGCTCAATTCGCAAAGATGCTTGTTGGAGGATTGCTTAGAAAGAAACCTATTTTGGAACTTCCAGAAGGAAGTCCTGATGAGCTTTATGAGTGGCTTATGAATCATTTTAGTCAAGATAACTCATCTATGACGGCTTTTCTGGATACTGCTCTATGGGAAGAGATTCAAACATCCAGAGCTTGGGTGTATGTTGATTACCCTGTTATAGAGAATGCCGATGAATTGACTGCGGATGAAGCTTTGAAGTATGCACCTTATCCGGTGCTTTGGAAAGGTCAAAGTGTGATCAATTGGCACATGGATACAGATGCTCAAGGTCATAATTTACTCAGACGTGTCATCACCCGTAACAATATTCCGAGTTTTGATGATGAAAATGAATTCCATCCTATATTCAAAGATACTGTACATGTACATGAAATCATGGATGGCTATTATCAAATACGAGTCTATGAACGTGACACAGAAGTTAAGCAAGTTCCTGTGGTTGCGGGACATAGGCACATCGAGATGAAGAATTCTAAATTGAAGTTTGAATTGGTGGATACAATACAGTCAATTACAGCTCATGGTGAAAGACTCACACAAATCCCTGCATGGCCTTTGAACGGCAGCCTGGAGATTGTTGAACCTATTCTATCACCGATTGTTGATAAGGAAGTGAGCTTATATAATAAAATAAGTAGGCGAAACCATTTGCTATACGGAGCCGCCACATATACTCCTGTTATCCATTCTGATATGAGTGATGAAGCTTTTGAAGAAATGGTGGATGGGGGCTTAGGTTCTTGGATGAAACTTGGACCTGAAGACAAAGCAGACATTCTAAAAACTCCCACGGACGCTCTAGCTGATTATGAGAAAGCTATTGCATCAGCTATCGAAGAGATGGCCAAGTTGGGAATTCGAATGTTGACTCCTGAAACAGCTCAATCAGGTGTTGCTTTGGAAATCAGAAACGCCGCGCAAACTGCTCAACTAGGTTCCTTAAATAGCAAGGTCAGCGCGATAATGAATAAGATCATTGTGTTCATGTTGAATTGGCGTTATGGCGACGATTTGTTGGAGTCTGATATCTCTTTCAGCCTGTCTGCAGATTTCAACCCAATACCCCTGGGCGCTGACTGGTTGAGATTGGCTACAGAGTGGTATGAAAATGGTATTATACCTCGCTCAATTTGGTTACAGATCTTGAAACAGAATGACATTCTTTCACCTGAGTATGACGATGAAGAAGGGCAGAAAGAAATCAATGAAGACGAACTTGTTTCAGATGATAGTGAACAAGATGAGTTTTTCCAGAATGCTCAAAAGAATGGAAACTTAGATGAATGAATGTAAATACATCAATATATGATAAGCAAATAGATCGTTCGGCAATGCTTCGACTTTACGAGATGAATTCTCACAAGAAGTTGGAAATAGTTCTGAATGGACATGTTGTGCGTGTTGATTCGTTGATACGAAAATCTAAGCTGAGTTCTAAAACTTTCAAACAATTTCAAAGAAACTTGGATGTGGAGTTGACAAAGACCTATAAAAAGCTTTTCGGAGTTTCAAAGAGATCTTTGTTGGATTTGGCGGCAGACCAGACTTCATACATGTATCAAAGCTTAGAGGCGGCTCTCAGTAAGGTTTGGAGAGTGAAAAATCCAGCCAGACGTATCTCAGAAGATATTGTATTACACACTCCCTTACACCAAAACAAAACTTTGGAGATGGGTTGGAAAGGCATACAGGCGAATGAACGTAAGCGTATTGCTCAAATCATTCGTAAAGGTATTGCGGACGGTGATACTGAGGCAGTCATAGCTAGGAATGTTCGTAAGGGCAATGTTCATAAGATTACTCGAAACCAATCCAGAGCTTTGACCACAACGGCCATGACAAGCGTACATGCACAAGTAGATCACGCAGTTTACGCCGCCAACGAAAAAGCCCTGAAAGGCTGGCAATATGTGGCTGTTCTGGACGGCAGGACTACGCAGGTGTGTGCCTCTCGTGACGGTAAGGTCTTCGCCATGGATGACAGAAGATATTTACCTCCGGCACACTATAACTGTCGCTCGACTACGGTTCCTGTGGTTAAGAGTTGGGACGATTTAGCAAGTCTGGAGAGCGTTGCTCAAGTTCGTAAAAGGAATTTAAAGAAACTATCTCCAAGACAAAGAGCTTTCTATGACGGTCAGACGCCGTTGAAAGAGTCTTACAGTGCTTGGTTGTTGAGGCAACCTCAGAAAGTGCAATTCAGACATTTGGGTGATTATCAAAAGGTCGATCTATTCAACAAGGGTAAGTTGCCATTATCTAAGTTTGTGGCTCCGGAAGGAGGAACCCTGGGAATTCGACAGTTACGTAAATTGACAGACACTGAATATAACCATGCAGGCGATACTCAACGGTTTGCGCACGCTAAAGAGAAATTAGATGCGATGCAGTTGGGTGTTATATCTCCTGATGACTTTATTGACAACCGCAAGCTAACTAATACGCTGCGAGATTATTATGTATTGCAATCTAAAGAATTAAACGGCACGCTTTCTCTAACCAATTACAGAGGTAACTTAATTGGCACTAAGCGTGCCCAAAAACGTAAAGTGATGACGCAGCTTCCACGAGAGGATCAACTGATTTATAACCCAGTAACAGGCCGTTACGACGACGCTCGTCTCTTTCCACCATCACAAGCAGTCTTGGATAATAATTTAAGGTTGGTTCGTGAGAGTTTGGAGTTGAAGACGGCGGATAAGGAGTATATTGATAAATTCATAAATAGTCTCTCGGGCTACATGAGTGTGAATGAAAGAGCTGTTGTGACTGATAATCTTAGAATCTTATTCACCAGGTTTCGTAAGAACGCTGAGCCTTGGACTAATTTCAAAGCCGTTGCACAAGCGCAGATCAAGTTTGATGTAATGAATGTTTCAGATTTTGTGGAAACGACATTAAGGAAAGATGCAAATCTATTGAAAAAGCTTGCACAGAGCAACTATATAGATCCTGTATTAGGTCCAACTACTTTTGACAAGCTCAGCGCTACCTTTATTAGTAATATAAAAGAGCGTAATAAATGGGAAGATAGAACTGCTCCTAAGATAGCTCGTGAGCTACGGGACGTCTTTGACAGACATATACCATATCATATCAGATCTCGGCTAGACGGTGATAGGCTTCAACAGTTCTACTTGAAATTTGCACACAGACTCTCACTAGCAGACGGTCCAGACGTTGATCAGTTGTCTGTGGCGTTGGGTAGAGATCTTTACAACCTGGCAAACCTAAATGGAACTCGGCTCACCTGGCATAGGTTGGGGAAGAAGCTTCTAGAGTCAAATAAGACATTCTTCGACTTAGAGACACTAGGTGTTCAAAAACGAAGAATGAAAAGTAGAATGAGTGGTCAATACTTCGGACCATATTATGATACGTTTTCGTACAACTTAAGGATAACTGACGATAGGATCAGAAGATACGCTGAGCTAAACAGAAGTATTGAAGTGGGGTTACGCATCGGAGTGACAGAGCCTAAGAATCGTTTATATTTCAGAGAAGGTTATAAAACATATTTTACTAAGAATCGTGTAGGGCTATACTCAGACACTCGTATCCCTGTTACATCTACCAGCAGCTTTTCAGACTTTCCTGAAGAGTTCATAGATAAAGAGTTGGTGACAGCTCTGAACTGGACCAGTTCAGCGAAATATAAGATAGATGAAGACTTTTATGACTTTATAACAGGTCTGATGAATTTTAAAGATGACCGAGGCGCCGCTAAATATTTTGATGATTTAAATCAATATAAGAAGTATATAATCTCTCGAGGAGACTCTTATGAACGCTTTAAGGCGATGGACTGGTTTAGGAACAATAAGTCAGCTTTTAGTAATCATGCTTTCATTGATCATCGTGCCAGGATTTATGATCGTGGTTTTATTGGTCCGCAGTCTGGAGAAACTTTTAGACCCTTCTTGAATACAGCGGAGTCTAAGTTCTTTAGTGAAGTTGATTTCAAAAACTTACAGGACCAGGTAGGAGCTTTTCTGGGTGGCCTTGATGACTATTTCGAAGGAAGATTTAATTCTTTGAGTGTTACAGGAAGACAAAAGATTGCTGAACAATGGCGTCCGCATTTGGTTAAGATTGGAAATCATATGATGCGTGGTAAGCCAAACGATTTCAGAGCCGTTCTCAAATCGGATTTCGTGTCCAAGATAGAGGGTGAAGAATTGGGAAAATTTTTCAGATTTGCGATTGAAGTGGCGAAGATAGATAATCACTTGACTGGCAACTACTCTAAGAAAGCGCTTGCTTCATTGCGCCAGTATCGTACTGCGTTAGCTTTAGAACAGGATGCCTCATCTTCAGGTGCGCAGATTATTGCATTGACCACAAGAAATAAACAACTTGCTGAACTGAGTAATGTTATACCTACTAATCAAAAACAAAGACTTTATGATGAAATAGCAGCCAGTACTTTCAACGATCCTCGTTTTAGAAAATTAAATCAGAAATTTGGATTGACTGAGAAAGACCTCAGAAAGGCTGCTAAGGCTCAGAACATGGTTACGTTCTACGGCGCTGGCGAACGCACAGGCATTCTCAATGTAGAGGGTAAGCTTGCTAAAGTTTTGGACAGAAAGCCTGGAACACTAGTGGTTAAAGCGGCTGATAGAGAGACTGTTCTAAGTGAAATCTCCGCGAGAATAGCCAGGTATGAGTTAGTGGACAAGGACATAGTAGCTGAATTGAAGGTTTTACGTGCTAACGTTCGAGACATTTTCAATAAAGGCACTGACCCTGGTAATGATATCATAGAGCAATTGTACTTTTTAGACCCAGCTACGAAAGAGCTGGTGAACCGAATGACTCGATCGTATGTAAAGGTGGTTACTCCTCAAGATTTTAAAGAGATTGCCAAGATAATGAGCGAGTATTTGTCTATTCAGGTGCCTATTTTAAAAGACTTCACAAAATTCTTAGGTAGACTGGCGGAAGATTTCTTGATAAACGCCAAACCTTCAAAGAGCGCTTTCGATTGGAAACACTTGATAAAGCTGAAACTTTATGGCTCAAGAGAGCGTACTGAGATTGACTCTAAATTGGCTGAAATTCTAGGCATTCCTGTTCAAGGTTCTTTCGCTCAGAGAGTTCTGCAAAAATTCAGCTGGTGGAAACCCAATGGCACTTTGCATAATATGTTCTATGGGACGCAAGCCGCCACAAAAAGAAGAACAGGGGCGAAATATCTGAAGGTTGAGTTATTAAAGTTGCAAAAGCTTTATGAAGTAGAAGTCTTTGAAGCAAATAAATTACCATCGAAGTGGACAAGCATTCCATGGAAAAACTTTGATGGGAAAACAATTGAGCAAAACTTCACGCAGGTCTTCGAAGAGCGCCTTCGGTATCGTAATAAAGATGGGGAATGGATTACAAACATCCTACAAGTGCCTCAAAAATCAGAAGCTACTTGGTGGGAGCAGATAATAAACGATTCCGGTAATATTAACGACATCGCCGACGCCACGAAAGCTCGAACGGCGTTCGCTGTAAACGGTAACCATTCCAATGATGCTGTTGTTGTGAAGCGGTTCCACCTTTGGGGTCAGAAGAACGGTGTTCCTACATCAACTATTCATGATGCATTTTTCACAAATGCGGCTGATATGTTGAAAGCTAGGGATGGTCTCCGTCAAATTTATGCCAAGGCTCTGAAATCAAATACAATTAAGGATACTCTGGATGAGATGCTCGCGAGAGGTTTGCCTAGAAATCTTTATGACAAATACTTAAATGAAGCAATCGAATCGGGTCTTATTCCTGTTGTAGGAAGGTCACGAGTAGGTGGTAGACGTTTAAGAGACACTGATATACTGACTCAAGAAGATATCCTAAAAGATGTTCGACAGCTTTTTGAGGAAGATGCATATTGGTACGGCGTGGGCTGAGAAAACCCCGTTAAATTAACCCAAGCTAAATATAGCTTAAGAATATTTTTCATGGGCATTACTGTGTGATGTCCCCCAATGAGTTGTACTCGGAGAAAACATGTAATGGCTGATGAAGACAAGACTACAAAAGATGATAAAACTGGTGGCGATGACGACAAAACCAAAACTGACGATAAGACTTCTTCGAAGGATCAGACACCTTCCATAGAAGATCAAATCAAAGAAGGTATTGAAATAGCATTGAAACCAATTAAAGAGAACTTAGACAATGCCTATGCGGCGCGTGATGCTGCATTAGACAAAGTTAAAACGTATGAAGACAAAGAAAAGGATGACGAATTAAAACGCCTTGAAGAAGAAGGTAAGCATCAAGAGGCTTTCGATAAACGATTGGCGGAAAGAGACGAGTCTTTAACCGCAGAGAAGGCTAAAAATGCAGAGCTCGAGAAGACAAATGTCGAACTGTCCAGAGACATTACTGTCAGAGAAGCTTTGAGAACTCTTGATTTCCGTAGTGTAAATGCTAATGAAATGGCATTTAAAGATATTACGGAGAAACTTGTTCAGAACGACGAAGGCACATGGGTACATACCTCAGGGAAATCAATTTCAGAATACGTGACCGCTTTTTCAGAAGATGAAAATAACGGTTTTCTCTTTAAGGCAAAAACATCTAGTGGCTCTGGTACGAGCAGCTCAAGTACGGGAACTAGCACAGGTTCTGGTAAATCAACGTCTTTGTTTGATAGACCACAAAGTGAAGTTCTCAAAATGGCCGAAGAAGGTAAACTTCGACGGTAATAATTGAGGAAATTTAAATGAGACAAGATGTAGCTGGAGCGACTAATTACGTCCTCCAAGAGACTCTCGGTGGATACTCCGACGAAGCATATACTAATGCTCGAAAACTATCAGGCACAGATATTGTGGGCGGAAACCCAGACATCGACACCAGTGGTGAAACATACATTGGACAGATGCGTTGGTTCAAGCCTCTTAACCCTACAGTAAATGTCGCATCGTTAACTGATTCAGCTGACGGTGACATGACTACTTACGGTTCTGAGTATCTGAACTATGTTAAGACAGCCCGTACACACGGTGCTGAGAAAGTTAACTTGCAAAAGCTTGTTACCCAAGATGACGGTTTGGCGAAAGTCGGTCGTGATTTCGGTGAGACTCGTGCGCAAGACGAGCATGACGCTATCCTTGCTGTATTGAAGGGTGTTGCCATTTCAGAAGCTATCAACGGCGCAGCTGTGGGTGGCGGTGGAACTGGTACTGGCGGACAATCGTTCGTGAATGATCCTACTGATAAGAAATTCGGTTTCTATGTTGATCTAGGAGACACCGTACCTCTTATTACTGCTCCGGGTAAAGACGGCGCAGGTGCAGCTAATGCTGCTTACGTTGGTGCACAACGAGCTGAAGGTTTCTTGAATGCTATGGGAATGGCATGGAAAGACTATGAGCCTGCTTATGCATACTTGGTGACAAGTCCTGCAGTTATGGCTTCCTTACGCTCAGCTAATTTAGTTGACCAAGATCGTGTTACCGAAGGTAATATGGACTTCAATACTATCTTCCAAGGTAAGTTCCGACTGATTCAGACTCGTGCTACTCAAAGCATGTCTTCTGCAGAAGTTACTAAGCTGAACACCGGTGCTGGTGTAGATATCGGTGGCGATCTTACTTCATTTATTGTACTTCCTGGCGCTTTAGCTATGGAATCTTTGAATGTTGAAAATGATGTTGAAATTGGCCGTAACCCTCGCGCTTATAAAGGTGGTGGTACTACTCAGATTTGGTACCGTTGGGGCTATGTTATACACCCAGCCGGTTACAATTGGGCGGGATCTCAAGATAAATTCCCATCCGATGCTGAGTATAAGTACGCAGTTGAGTCAAGCACACCTACAGCTCTTACAGCTTGTACGGATGTTCTCGCAGACACTACTGGTACTTGGGTTCGTAAAACCGACTCGGCACTGAGCCTCGGTATTTTACCTGTTTTCCACGATTAATTGAGATTGGGAGAAGACTATGGCTCTCGTAAAGAATACAAATTCTTATGTAGATTTAACTGAAGCTGATGCATATTTCGAAGATCGTCTAGATGTTGCTGAGTGGGATGCGATGACCGATTCCGATAAAGAGAAATCTCTTGTGACCGCGACGACAGTGCTCGATAATATGAGTTGGACAGGTTATGCTGTGAGTGACTCCCAAGAATTGGCTTTTCCAAGATACGGTGATTACTTTGACCCTCGGGTCGGGTGTGATGTTATTTTAGAAGATGATGTCGTACCTGCACGTATTTTGAAAGCCACTTATGAATTGGCCTATCATTTGCTTTTGAATGATGGTCTCTTGGATAATTCTGGCGGTGTTAGCAAGATCAAGGTCGGTCCAATCGAACTTGTTGATATAAAGACACCTCCCAGTTTACCTTCTTTGGTTCGGCAATTCATCAAGCCTTTGTTGAAAAATAAAGGAGCAGTACATTGGTGGAGGGCTAACTAATGGGTTACTCAAATTTGGTTAAAAGACAAGTCAAATTTGCATTCAACTCAATCGGTGATTTGGCAACAACCGTGACACTTGTTAGAAATAACGTCACGAGCTTTAATTTTAAAACGAAGCAAATTGTGGCCGCAGCTCCGATACGTACATCTGTTTTAGCTGTTATTACCAAATCTAAAAAGCAAAGTAAGTCACGCGACACACTGAATAAATCTTTGATGTTACAAAAAGAAGATTTAGGTGATGTGACGCAGTATGACCAAGTCGAAATTTCAGGCGTTGTCTGGAGCGTAGGCAAACCTATTGAAGATGATGGATATTTAATATATCTTGAAATCTATAAGGAGCTTTGAAGATGGGTAAATTCTTAGACATTGAGACAGATGTGTTTTCGTTGTTTGCGACGAGGGCTTGGCTTTCGGAATCGATAGCGACATATCCAAGTAACTATATTTCAGATGCTTCGGGCGATGAATTCATAAGGGTATCAATTATTCCAGGCAGTGTTGGTGTTGACATCAACTCGGTCAGTGGACAGTTAATAATAGACATATTTATATCTGCAGGAGAAGGTCCTTCTAGGGCATCTTTTATAGCAGATAAGTTGGAGACGTATTTGCGTGGAAAGACATTCAGAGATTCTGGTTTTGGAACTACCCAGTTCGAAGCAGGCGCTTTGAGTGGCGGTCAGGTAGACCCTGACAACAGCACGCTTTATATGCTCACTTACTCAATTTCATTTAATTATTTCGGAGTTTAAATACAATGACACATATTAGTTCTATCGGTGCTTCAATGTACACCGACCTTTCAGTAGCAACTGCTAACGCTCCTGCGACGTACGACCAAGCAGGTTTCGAGGCTCTGTTCTTGAATGAAGATTCGGATTTCTACCGTATCAGAAACGTTCGAGAATTTCCTTCAATCGGTACACCACCTAACATTGTGAATGTTCCTGTATTTGGCCAAGCAACCTCTCAGCAGGTTCAGGGTCAAGCAGACGCACCTACAATGGAAATTCAGGTCAACTACATCGCCACAGATTGGGCGGCTGGAAGTAACCTGGGCGATATCATCGCTGATGGTAATCAGTACGCTTTCCGTTTCACTCTGTTGAACGAGCTGCCACCTGATTACGGCGCTGCGGATGGTGAGATCGGTGGTGTAATCGCATCTGCTGTGCAAAACACTTCTTACTACTTTGTAGGGAAGGTTGAAGCACTTCAGGTGAACCCTCAGTTGACTGATGCATCCACGGCAACTCTGACTATTTCTGTCCAGTCAGACACGTACGGTGCTTACACATTCACGTCATCTACCTAATCACTCCCCTAAAGTGATATTGTGAGGGCTATCCTCGAGTGTAAGGATGGCTTAAATGACGAGCGTTCGCGCCTCACTTTTTTATTATGACAGAAGAAAATCAAAAGCCCTTCAGCATGGCTTACGTCTTAAGAACAACGGCTAAGCACATGCGGAAGAGTATTGATATTAGCATACGAAAGACATTTGACAGAGTGGCTGAGTTTGCAGATGATCAAGAAAAATCAACGGAGGTCTTTCAGACTTTATCCGTACTACATACGATGAGGAAAAATCTAGATGAATTCCAACATTCAAATTCAGAAAAATTCACGGGAGAATAACGTGTCCGAAGAAACTGTAAATAATTTTAAAGCTCTCATAAATAAACGAATTACCAAAAGCGTAAAGTTTATGAACGGTAAGGTTGAAATTGCTAAATTAAGTGTTGCTGAAGTTATGGAAATCCAAAACCAAGCTACAGAGATGGCCGGCAATGAAGAAGCTAAAGATAGTGAAGGGTTTAATTCCCTGAAAGAAGTTATCAGAATGGCTGTGGATGATGCTAAAGAGTTAGACGATGAAGATTTCGACAAAATGCCTCTGGGTGAACTCATTAATCTTTCTAACGAAATTATGAAGTTCTCAGGTATTGACCCAAACGCCCAAAAGTAGTACTGGCTGATGAAGATTGGATGGTGCATGAGGTTGCATTAGCCTTAGGCAAGTTTGCTTTTGAAGTTAAAAGAGAGATGCCTTATGAAGAGTTAGTTGCTTGGATGCAGTATTTTGAAAGAAAGCCATTAGGTTGGCGAGAAGATTCTCGTGCCTATAAATTAATGTGTGCTTTCGGAACAGATGCTAAACCAGGCCAAGTCTTTGAAAGTCTGGCGATTATGTCAGAGCAAGAAGACATGGATAACGGAAAGACTTCTATGAAGAATTTCAAAAATTCAGCGCTCTACCAAGGCATTGTTTCCGCCAAAGGTGGAGATGAGGTAAATTATGAAGATTCAAGTAAAGGGTCTTTCAGAGACTCTGATTGAGCTTAAGAAAGATTTCAAAGCAGATGCTCGTACAAAAACCAAACGTGTCCAACGTGGGCTTTTTAACGATATAAGAGCCGGAAACCCTGTTGATACAGGGAGATCCCGAGATGGTTGGCGTATGACAGAAGATTCAATCGAAAACGATGTTCCTTATGTTTCTATTATAAACAAGGGAACAAGTAAAAGAGCCGGTCTACGTTTCATAGAAAAAGCTGTTCTAAGAAATCCAAAAGTTAGACCAAGTGGTATAATTGTGAGAAATAAATAAAACTGCCCCACATAATGTGGGGCTTAAATATTAATAGGAGACTTGAGATGTCTGGTGTTATTGTTGACGTAAATGCGAAAACGCAAAGAGCGGAACGCGATCTTAAGAAAGTGGTAAAGTCGCTGGAAAATATAGAATCAACGGCGTCTCGAGCTTCCAAGAATCTGAGTAGAGCCTTTGTAGGCTTAGGCACAGCGCTCGCCGCGCATGTTTCGGTGAGTTCTGTTGCGAAGATTTCTTCTGAGTTCACTGACCTGGGGAACAAGATAGCAGTAGTTACAGGAAGAACAAATAAATTAGCAAAAGCGCAAGCAGGCTTGTATAAGATTGCACAAGAGACCAGAGTATCGTTGGACAACACTGTAACAACATTCGGAGTATTCGGTCGGTCAATGCGAGGCAGAACCGTTGACATGAAAAAGCTGCTGTTGGTCACGAAAGCTGTGCAACAGGCATCCACTCTGGCAAGCTCTGGGGCAGAATCCGCGAAGTCGGCCATCGTGCAGCTCGGCCAGGGTTTGGGCGCAGGGCAGCTTAGAGGGCAAGAATTGATAGCGGTCATGGAGCAGATTCCTCGACTCGCGATAGCCATAGCTGATGGATTGGACGTGCCACTTGGCTCTTTGAAAAAGCTGGGTGAGGCGGGTGCATTGGAATCCAAAGCTGTATTTGAAGCTATTGCATCTCAAGCTGCTGTACTGGATAAAGAATTTAAAGATGTAATACCTACCGTCACCAAAACCAAAGCTGTCTTAACGGACGGTATAAAGATCTACATCAACGAACTTGATAAAGGATTGGGGGTTTCAGAGAGTATTAGTAGGGCTATGATCTCTTGGGACAAATCCATAAGAAAGGCCTCGGACGGGGCTTTCGAATTGGGCACGAGAGTTGTCTATCAATATAACATGTGGAAGAAGACCGCTAAATATATAGCTGGGCCGTTTTTGAAAATACTAAGCGGTATCGGTCAATCTTTTGCGCGTATTATGCCTCAAGGCTTTTTCTCAGACACTTTCAGCGAAGATATCAACAGAATAATAAGAGATGTCGACGATTTCTTCGGTGGGAACGTGGCTAGGTGGAATCGTTTTAAATTTATAGATCTGATAAAGATTGAAAGTGATGTAGATAAAGCCATCAAGACTTTGAAACGACTGAGTCCTCAATATTGGGCGGCAGCAGGTTTTGATATTGAAACTATACAAAAGATGTTCAGTATCGAGAATTTGAAAAAGTACCATGCAGCTTTTGAGCAGCTAGGTGATGCCTTGATTGCTCAGGTAAACTCATGGGCTGACAAAATCGCAACCGCAATGATCACAATAGGTGTTGAGTTCCTGGAGTTTAAACAATATTGGGGGTTCATTCCGAATACTTTAGCTCTGGTACGTCCTGGCCAAATTGAGTCATTACTCAAATCATTTACTGAAATAATAAGATCAACATTCAACGTACGATTATCTTTTTGGGAATTGGATAAACTCCTAACAGACGTTATGTTTCCATCTATAAAAAGTGTGTTTCTCGCAATAGCTGATGTAATTAAACGTTTCTACGAAAAGATACTAGACAGCGCAACACTGGACAACGTTGTAAGCAAGATGTCTGAATTCGGAAAGAATGTCATTTCGATATTCCACGCCATTTATGTAGCCGTTATAGGCGGCTCCTGGTGGACGGACACAATGTCTGGGCTGTACGATTTAGCAGCAGACGCTGTTGATAAGACCATGTCTATCTTCAAGTATTTCGGAAAAACCATAAGTGGTTGGTTTAAAAAGATAGCAGAGATGACTTCTGAAGATTGGCGCGAGGTGGGAACTGTCATCGGAATTGCTGTGCTTTCGGCAATCCCTCTGGTGCTTGAAGGCCTCAAACTACTAACCCAAGGTCTCACAATCTTCTTTATTGGAGTAGGTGCGACACTCAGTAAATACTGGGGTAAAGCTTTCGATGTGGCTTTGGACATAAGTCCGAAGTTTCTAAAGAAGCCAATAAAAGCCGTCAAGATGTTCACACTCACGCTTATCGACTCCTTCTTTCTTTTAGGAGCAAACATCGGAAACGCTGTTGCAGGAATCCTCAACGCTTTAGTAAATCTTACATCCAAAATCAGTTTCTTGACTGGCACGCTAGCGGTCTCTTTAGGTAAAGGGCTTATTGATATTTTTAAAAATATCAAAGACG